TGTGGGAATATCCTGACTGGTAGCGGTTCACGCACTGTTTCCCCATTCAAAGGACACTTTTTAATAAATATTTCTAGAATAATTCTGGACTAAGGAGAATAGAAGATGCCGCTAAATTTAGCATCTCCTGGAATTGTAGTAAGAGAGGTTGACCTCACAGTTGGTAGAGTAGACGCTACCAGCGGTGCTGTTGGTGCCTTGGTTGCTCCCTTTGCTAAGGGACCAGTCGATGTGCCTGTTCTTGTTGGTGACGAAGCCGACCTACTGAAGAATTTCGGTGAGCCATACAATACCGACAAGCATTATGAGCACTGGATGGTTGCCTCTTCATACCTGGCGTATGGCGGCGATCTCCAAGTTGTTAGAGCAGATGACGATGCTCTCACTAACGCTTTTGTTGGTTCAGCAACAAGCATCAAAATCAAGAGCACTGAGCATTACGGTCAGTTAGGTTACCAAGAGAACACTATCAGTGGAGTAACCTTTGCTGCTAGAAACCCAGGTTCTTGGGCAAACGGCGTTAGAGTCGCCACCATTGACGCTAAAGCAGACCAAATCATTGCTGGCGTTCAAACAAGCGCTACTGTCCCAACTATCGCTGTTGGATACGGTATCACTCAGGCAATTTCTTCAACCCTACCTGGTTCTGGTTCAACCAGCACTCTTGATGGACATCTGAAAGGTATTATCACTGGTATCAGTGGTTCTGGTACTTCAGATTCACCATACTCACTTCAAGTTAAAGTTCTTTCACATGTTTCAGTTGCTGGAACTGAGACTTCTGTTGACTACCAACCTGCTGGTGTTTACGCTTTCTCATCCTCAGGTTCTGTTGCTATCCACACCAATGGTCAAGCAACTGCAGTAGGTCAAACGGCATACACCTCAAGACAAGACTGGTTTGATCAGCAAACCATTTCACTTTCTGGTGGAACAACTATCGCTTGGAACACCCTAGTTGATAGACCTGGTACTTCATCTTACGCTGCTGCTAGAAACTCAAGATTTGACGAACTCCACGTTGTTGTTATCGACGACAAAGGAACCGTAAGCGGAAACGCTGGTACTATTCTTGAGAAGCACGTTGCACTTTCTAAGGCAAAGGATGCCGAGTACTCGGTAGGTTCCAGTGCTTACTGGAGAAAGTATCTTTACAACGTTTCAACCAACGTATTTGGTGGTGCTGCTCCTGCTGGTATCACGACAACTGCATTCAGCAGCAGCTTCACACTTGCTAGCGACATTGGTTGGGACCAAGATGCTGACGGAGTTAACTTCGCTGCTTCTGGAAGCAACACTTACACCCTGGGTGGTGGTAAGAACTACGATGACGGAACAGATCTCACCTCTTCTGGTGCTCTGACCTCAACTCTCGCCAAACTATCCGCTGGTTACGGTCTATTCGAGAATACCGATAACTACGATGTTGACTTCCTGCTGATGGGTTCAGCAAACTATGCTAAGGAGACTGCACAAGCTCTTGCTAACAAACTGATCGCGGTTGCTGAAGCAAGACAAGATGCTATCGCATTCATCTCACCATACAGACTAGCGTTCCTCAACGACAGTGCTGTTGGTTCTGTAACAGTCAACTCAGACTCCGATATCACCGATAACGTTCTGAGTTTCTACGCTCCTATCACTTCATCGTCTTACGCTGTATTTGATAGTGGTTATAAGTACACCTACGATAGATTCTCCGATTCCTTCCGTTATATTCCATTGAATGGAGACATTGCTGGTCTATGTGCTAGAAACGACCTTAACAACTTCCCATGGTTCTCACCTGCTGGTACTGCTAGAGGTGCTATCCTCAACGCTGTTAAGTTGACCTACAACCCAAGCAAGGTTCAAAGAGACAAGTTGTATTCCAACAGAATCAACCCTGTTATCTTTTCGCCTGGTGACGGTATCGTTCTCTTCGGTGATAAGACTGGTTTCGCCAAGTCTTCCGCATTCGATAGAATCAACGTTCGCCGCCTGTTTATCTACCTGGAGCAAGCAATCGCTGCTGCCGCCAGAGATCAACTCTTCGAATTCAACGACGAGATCACAAGAACCAACTTCGTCAATATTGTTGAACCATTCCTCCGCGATGTTCAGGCTAAGAGAGGAATCTTTGATTATGTCGCTATTTGTGATGAAACAAATAACACTGCTGCTGTTATCGACAACAACGAGTTTGTTGCTGATATCTATATCAAACCAAACAGATCGATCAACTTCATCGGTCTAACCTTCGTTGCTACCAGAACTGGGGTTTCCTTCTCGGAAGTCATCGGTAACGTCTGATAATTATTTGATTAATCAACCTTAGAGGCAAACAAAAATGGCAACCAGAAATCAACTTAATCCACCCCCACTAAGAAAGATTACTGACTTCAAGAGTAAGCTTACTGGTGGCGGTGCACGCTCAAACCTCTTTGAGGTTGAGCTTTCATTCCCAAGTTCAGTTCAAGTTGATGGTTTGAATGATATTCTTAACAAGGCACGTTTCCTTGTTAAGGCAGCAAACCTTCCAGCATCCAACGTTGCTCCTATTGAGGTTCCTTTCAGAGGAAGGATCCTCAAAGTTGCAGGAGATCGTACATTCGATACCTGGACAATCACTGTTATCAACGATACCGACTTTGCTATTCGTTCCGCTTTTGAAAAGTGGATGAATACTGTAAACAGAGTATCTGATAACACTGGTCTTACCAACCCAGCAGATTATCAGGCGGATGCTTACATCTACCAACTTGACCGTAACGGCGGCACCCTGAGAAAGTATCATTTCTATGATGTTTTCCCAACTCAAGTTGCTCCTATTGACCTATCATATGATAGCACTGGTCAGATCCAAGAGTTCACTGTTGAACTCCAAGTTCTCTGGTGGGAAGCAGTAAGAGGTAATGCTGCAAATGCTGGCGGTGAAGACATCAACTAAATAGTCAATAATAAGCAAACAGTTATACGATGGCACGACTTTTTGGTTTCTCTATTGACGGCGACCAAAGTAAACCACCTTCAGTTATTTCCCCCGTTCCTCAAACCAATGAGGACGGGGTTGATAACTATATTAGTAGTGGTTTTTATGGGCATTATCTTGATATTGAAGGCGTCTATAGAACTGAGCATGATTTAATTAAAAGATATCGTGAAATGGCTCTTCACCCAGAGTGTGACGGAGCCATTGAAGATGTTGTGAATGAAGCTATCGTTAGCGATCTTTATGATTCTCCAGTTGAGATTGAACTCTCAAACTTAAATGCTAGTGAGAGACTAAAACAGGTAATTAGAGAAGAGTTTAGATATCTCAAAGAAATAATGGACTTCGACAAGAAGTGCCATGAAATTTTCAGAAATTGGTATGTTGACGGAAGAGTTTACTATTTGAAAGTCATTGATCTCAAGAATCCTCAGGCAGGTATTCAGGACTTGAGATACATTGACCCAATGAAGATGAAGTTTGTCCGTCAAGAAAAGAAAGAGGACAAGCGCGGTCTTGCTATTGCTAATGCGGTAGTTGGTGGAAAAAATAATACAGAACAGGTTCTAGAACCACAGATTGAAGAATACTTTGTCTACACACCGAAACCAAACTATCCAAGTGCCCAATTTGGTGCTGGCGGCAATACCAAATCAAAGAGTATAAAGATTGCTAAGGACTCTGTTGTTTATTGTAGTTCTGGTCTTGTAGACAGAAATAAAGGAACTGTTCTTTCATATCTTCATAAAGCAATCAAAGCACTCAATCAACTCAGAATGATTGAGGACTCTCTGGTTATCTATCGTTTGTCCAGAGCACCTGAGCGTCGTATTTTCTATATTGATGTTGGTAACCTTCCTAAGGTAAAAGCAGAGCAATACCTCAAAGAGGTTATGTCTCGCTACAGAAATAAACTTGCTTACGATGCGTCAACTGGAGAAATCCGTGATGACCGTAAGTTCATGTCTATGATGGAAGACTTCTGGCTTCCAAGAAGAGAAGGTGGTCGTGGTACAGAAATCACCACACTTCCTGGCGGACAAAACCTGGGTGAACTCGCTGATATTGAGTATTTCCAAAAGAAACTCTACAGAGCACTTGGAGTTCCTGAGTCAAGAATTGCTGGTGATGGTGGTTTCAATCTTGGTCGTTCTTCTGAAATTCTGAGAGACGAACTCAAGTTTGCTAAGTTTGTTGGTCGTCTGAGAAAGCGTTTTGCTCAGATGTTCAACGACATGTTGAGAACGCAATTGATTCTCAAGAACATTGTTACTCCCGAAGACTGGGAGATCATGTCGGATCATATTCAATATGACTTCCTGTATGATAACCAGTTTGCTGAACTGAAAGAGTCGGAAATGCTTCAGGGCAGACTTGGAAACCTAGCAACTATCGAACCTTATATTGGTAAGTACTTCTCTACAGAATATGTAAGGAAGAAAATCTTGCGTCAAACTGACCAAGAAATTAATGAAATTGATATGCAGATTGAAGATGAAATTGCTAAGGGAATTTTACCAGACCCTTCAATGATTGATCCTATTACTGGTGAACCTCTACCTCAAGGTGGAGATTTGGGTCAAGTTCCAACTGAACCAGATATGGAACAAGATGCGGCAGCTGCCGATGCTCAAATGCAAAAAGACACCAAAAAAGCAGAGATATAAATATAGAATATATAACACTATAACTTTTCATGGATAATATTATCGATTTGATTGCGACAGACTCAAAGGCATCGGATGTTTCTGATGCTATTAAAGGTGCTTTGTTCGCAAAAGCTGCTGAAAGAATTGATGCTGCTAGACCTATTGTAGCAGGATCATTGTTTGGTGGTGAATATGAAACTGAACAAGAACCACAAGAGGATCAAGAATAATGGCAAGAACTTTGCTCTTGGCGGATGAAATTAATCTGCCAACTACAACAGGAACTGCAACTAGTTTTACTAATGCTACTGTTGTTCGTCTTGTTAATAACTCTGCAAGTGCTGCACTGGTTACTGTTGTTGAGACGCAAAGTGGGACTGGAATTGGTTCTATGACCATGCCCCCAAATTCCGTTGAGTATCTTGAGAAGCAACCATCATATTGTGTATTTGCTAGTGCCGACACTGTAAAGGGTGCAAAAGTAGGATTTACCGCATAAACAAATGAAACTCATCACAGAAGAAGTAACAAACGTCAATATCATCACCGAAATGGTTGGTGGTAAAAAGACTCTACACATTGAGGGTGTATTCCTTCAGGGTGAGATTAAGAATCGTAATGGGAGAATGTATCCCATTCAAACTCTTGCTAACGAAGTAAAGCGTTACAATGAGAACTTTGTTTGTAAGGGTCGTGCTCTTGGCGAGCTCGGTCATCCCGATGGTCCTACCGTCAACCTTGACCGTGTTTCACACAAGATCACTTGTCTGACCCAAGAAGGTAACAACTTTAAAGGTAAGGCACAGATTCTTGAAACCCCAATGGGTAAGATCGCCAAGTCTCTTCTTGAGTCTGGTGTTATGCTTGGTGTTTCTTCTCGTGGTGTTGGTTCACTTCGTATGACCAATGAAGGTCATAAAATTGTTGGTGAAGATTTCCAGTTAGCAACTGCTGCTGATATCGTTGCCGATCCTTCCGCTCCTGATGCTTTTGTTAACGGAATCATGGAAGGAAAAGAGTGGGTTTGGGAAGGAGGAATCCTTCGTGAACAACTCGCAGAGAACACAAAAAGACGTATTAATACTCTTGTAGATCAGAGAATGCTTGAGGAGCACAAGTTGCAACTCTTTAACGATTTCTTATCAAATCTCTGATTTATAAATAAATATAGATTATACCAAAGTTAATCAAAGAAAAATGTCCGCTGATAGCAACTTACAGGAAATGGAAAACGTAGTAACACAAAACGCTGCGCCTGCTGAACCAATGCAAGCGAACGGGATTCCTTATGAGGATCTCGGTGGTCCTACCCCCGAGAACTCAAGACCCGACGATGACTCCAACCGTTTGGAGACTCCAGGCAAGACCCTTGCTCAGGTCAAAAATGTCGTAAACGCCAAGGCTGTTAAGGCTGAGGAAGTTGAGGCTGATGAAGAGCAAGAAATCGTTGCCGAAGAAGAGACTACCGAAGAGGAAGTTGTTTCCGAAGAGGAAGTCGTTACCGAAGAAGAAGCACCTGAGTACAGCATCGAAGAAGATGTTCAAGCTCTATTCGAAGGTGAAGAGCTTTCCGAGGAGTTCCAAGAGAAAGCACGCACTATTTTCGAAGCTGCTATCACGACTAAGGTTAACGAAATCAAAGAAAACCTTCAATCTGCCTATGAGACCGTTCTCGTAGAAGAGATTGAAACCATTAAAGAAGGTCTGACCGAAAGACTCGACGCATACCTTGAGTATGTTGCCGATGAGTGGATCCAAGAGAACGCTCTCGCTGTTGAGCACGGTCTTAAGACTGAAATGACCGAATCATTCCTTGCTGGAATGAAGGGTCTTTTTGAAGATCATTATGTAACCATCCCTGAAGATAGATATGATGTAATCGAGAGCATGGTAGATAAACTAGATGAAATGGAAGGTAAACTCAACGAGCAAATCGAAAGAAATGTTGCTCTAAACAGAAGATTAGCAGAATCGGTTGCCGATGTAATTTTTGCAGAGGTTGCTGAAGGACTTGCCCTTTCCCAGAAAGACAAGCTCGCTACTCTTGCCGAAAATGTTGAGTTTGAAAGTGAAGTAGACTATCGTGAGAAGCTAGTTACTCTGAAGAAGTCATACTTCCCAGAGAACGCTGGCGCTCAAAGAGACCACTCAGAGACTATCTCTGAAGGCACCAGTGTTGTTGGTTCAACATCAGCATCACCACTAATGGAATCCTACATGGATACTCTGAGAAGAGTCGCTAAAAAGTGATTTCTAAATAATACAAGTTCAAACTAACTTTTTAAAAGAGGTAAAGATCAAATGCAAATGCCCCTAAACGAGCATCTGCAGGAGAAGTGGGCACCCCTTCTGGACTATGATGGTATGGATCCTATCAAGGATTCCCATCGTAGAGCCGTTACTGCTCAACTCCTGGAGAACCAAGAAATCGCCCTTCGTGAAGAGCGCGAATTCCTTCACGAATCACCCACCAACTCCGTTGGTAGCGGTGGTTACACCTCGGCAGGTGGTCAGACCGTTGCTGGTTTCGATCCAGTTCTGATCTCCCTGATCCGTCGTTCAATGCCTAACCTGGTCGCTTATGACCTCGCTGGCGTTCAACCAATGAGCGGTCCTACTGGACTCATCTTCGCAATGCGCTCCAAGTATAAGACCCAAGGTGGTTCTGAAGCTCTGTTCGATGAAGTCGATTCCGCCTTCTCTGCTCAGGACAGCAACTTCAACCGTACTGGTAGCTTCACTGCTGGTGCCGTTGGTATGGGTACAACCGGTCAGTCTGGTAACAACCCTGCTGCTCTGAACCCAACTTCAGGTATTGCTGCCGACACCTACAGCGTAGGTCAAGGTCTTGGTACTGCTGATGCTGAGAACCTCGGTGACGGCATCGGTGCGTTCAACGAGATGGCATTCTCGATCGAGAAGGTCACCGTTACCGCCAAGTCAAGAGCTCTGAAAGCTGAGTACTCGTTAGAACTCGCTCAGGACCTCAAGGCAATCCACGGTCTGAATGCCGAAGCTGAACTCGCCAACATTCTCTCCACTGAGATTCTGGCTGAGATCAACCGCGAAGTCATCAGAACTATCTACCGTGTTGCTGAGCAAGGTGCTGCTACTAACGTTGCTACCCAGGGTGCTTTCGACCTCGACGTTGACTCCAACGGTCGTTGGTCAGTTGAGAAGTTCAAGGGTCTGATCTTCCAGATCGAGCGTGACGCTAACGCCATCGCCCAGAGAACTCGTAGAGGAAAGGGCAACATGATCCTCTGCTCCGCAGACGTTGCTTCCGCCCTCACCATGGCTGGTGTACTCGACTACACCCCTGCTCTGAACGCTAACCTCAACGTTGATGACACCGGTAACACCTTCGCTGGTGTTCTTGCTGGTAAGTTCCGCGTCTACATCGACCCATATTCGGCTAACCTCTCTGCCGACCAGTACTACGTTGCTGGTTATAAGGGTGCTTCCCCTTACGACGCTGGTCTGTTCTATTGCCCATATGTTCCTCTCCAGATGGTTCGTGCCGTCGGTCAGGACACCTTCCAGCCCAAGATTGGCTTTAAGACCCGCTACGGCATGGTCGCTAACCCATTCGCTCAGGGCACCGCTGTTGGCGAAGGCGCTCTTACCCAGAACGTCAACCGCTACTACAGAAGAGTCAAGGTTCAAAACCTCATGTGATCTCGATTCACATATCTATCGGGGGGTCTTCGGACCCCCTTTTTTTATCTAAATACAAATAAAACTGATAATGGCAGTTTCACCTTTTAGAAACCAAATACAAAACAGAAACTTTCTATCTCCTGCTGGGTTTCAGTTTAGTTTGTCTAAACACCCCAAGGTTGATTTTTTCTGTACTAGTGCTAGACTGCCCGAAATAAATTTACAGTTAGCACAACAATCATCATATCTCAAGGACTTAGATATTCCTGGAGAAAAACTAACTTATGGAGATTTGTCTCTTAAGTTCTTGGTTGATGAGGACATGACCAACTACATGGCTGTCCATAATTGGTTAACTGGTCTTGGGTTTCCCGAGTCAGCACAAGACTTCATTGATCTTACAACAGATGTGGATGGTGTAAAAGACCAACTACAAGAGCAATATAGTGATGGAAGTTTATCAATACTAAACAGTAACTATAGAGTCAATAGTATTGTAAAATTCAAAGATCTATTTCCCGTTTCCTTAACCTCTTTGGAGTTTGACACTTCAGTAACTGACATACAGTACTTTACAGCAGAGGTTACTTTCAAGTATACTATCTACAATATCCTGGATTCTGACAACAGAACACGCTTATGAACCTTGAGCAAATTCAGGAGATGTGGGACAAAGACTCCCAGATCGACCCTGATAACCTACATGATGAGTCTTTAAAAATACCTCAACTTCACGCCAAGTATTATACCGTCTATAACACCATCACCCTGCTTCGTGAGAAAGCAAGAGAAACTCATAGCAGAGTGAAACTAGAGCGTTATAACTACTACACTGGAAAGGCACCAGCAGAGGTGTATGAGGAAGAACCATTCCCATACAAAGTAAGAGACAAAGACGCCTTACAGAGGCATCTGGAGGCAGATGAGAAACTTACTAAGTTGGATATCAAGATCAAATACTATGATGTGATGTTGAAGTTTCTTGAGGATGTTATCAAGACTATCTCAAACAGAACTTTCCAGATCAAGAATGCAATAGAGTGGCATCGTTTCCAAGCAGGTTTTAACTGAGGCAATAAATACCCATAGGTGATACTTATGGGTTATGTCTCATTTGATTATATCAAAAAAGAACGAAGTATACCTTCAAGTTCAAGCGGAACCTCACGTCTACTATGAGTTAGCAGACCAGTTTACGTTTGAGGTTCCAGGAGCAAAGTTTATGCCTCAGTACCGTAGTAAGTACTGGGATGGAAAAATTCGTTTATTCAATACCCAGACTGGTGAGATATATGTCGGGTTATTGGATAAATTGACGAGGTTCTGTGAGAACCATGAATATACCTATGAATTTGCCGACAACAAATTCTATGGTCTTCCTTTTGAGGTTAATCACTTCATCTCAAAGGAAGGTGTGAAGGATTATATGAACGCTATTTGTAAGTA